TTGCATCTTTGATACTGAAGAAAAGGCGCAAAGCGTATGGGCTGCAATCAGAGTTTCAATGGTTAATAGTTATAACGATTATCCAGAGGCGGCAAAGTCAAATGCTCGTAGGGCATTAAATATTAAAAAAGAAAACGACAGAGGTTGCGGAACTTTAGTAGGTTGGACAAGGGCAAACCAAATAGCTAAGGGCGAAAACATATCAAGAGAAACGATAGCAAGGATGTCAAGTTTTGAAAGGCATAGAGAAAATAGTAAAGGTGATCCTAAAGAAGATTGCGGCGCTTTAATGTGGTTAGCTTGGGGTGGTGATGAAGGCATAGCTTGGGCGCAAAGAAAACTTGCGGAAATAGATAAGCAAAAATTTGCAGTAGGCGTTCCCCATTACACAAAAGACGGAGTGCTTTGGACGGGCGAAACACATAAAGACGCTTCTGGAAGATTAATGACCGGCGCGGTGCATACAGAAGATAGTGAATATTTATACCACAAAGAAGATTTGGCAGAGGTTGGCGAAAGGGGTGGAATAAAAGGAAGCCCAAAAGCACCTAAGTCAGATACTAAAAACCCTGATCCAAAAGGCGAGGGAAGTGCGAAAGGGGATGCGGGCGGTAAAAGAGGCGCAGAGGTTACAAAAGAAGTAGAAGCAACTTTACAAAAGAAAGCAGATGAGTTCAATGATAGGTATAAAGAAAAATTAGGCTATGGCGCAAATCTTGGTGCATTGAAATCAGTTTACCAAAGAGGCTTAGGCGCATATAATACAAGTCGTTCCCCTTATGTGAAATCAGCTTCGCAATGGGCTTATGCAAGAGTAAATGCTTTTTTGTATCTTATAAAGAATGGCAGACCAGAGAATCCAAAGTACGATTCTGATTTTGATTTACTACCTACTAAGCACCCTAAATATCCAAAATAAAAAACCACACTAAAATATATCTAAAGCATTTTGGTTACAGCGGCGAAGATTTTATGCCGTGCGAAGTATGTGGATCAAGGGCGGTAGATATTCACCATATACATAGAAGGGGAATAGGGGGAAGTACAGATGCAGATAAGATTGAAAACTTGATGGCGGTTTGTAGAAATTGCCATATTGAATACGGGGATAAAAAGCATTATATTGAATTTTTAATTGAAGAACATAAAAAAAAATTAGATGGCAAAAGTTAAAAGTGATTCAAGAAAGGTTAACTTTGGTAAAAGGAAATGCGGACACGCTAAGAAATCCTATAATAAACATAGCCCAAAACCTAAACCATATAGAGGTCAGGGCAGGTAAATAAAAACCTATGATAAAAAAAGTAAAGATTACGGAAGTAATATCTAACCCTAACAACCCCCGTTTAATTAAAGATGACAAGTTTAAAAAATTAGTAAAGTCAATACAGGAATTTCCAGATATGCTCAATGTCCGACCTATTGTAGTTAATAAAGATATGGTTGTACTTGGTGGGAATATGCGTTTAAAGGCAATAAAGGAAGCGGGGATAAAAGAAATTAATATTGAAATAGTTGATTGGAACGAGCCGCAGCAAAAAGAGTTTATAATAAAAGATAATGCAAGTTATGGCGAATGGGATTGGGATGACCTTGCTAATAATTGGGATGCAGAAGAATTAGTTCAATGGGGAGTAGATACTTGGCTAAACAAAGGCAATGATGATCTATTAGAATTAGGCGATAAGACAGAAGAAGAAAGTACGAATGCGCCAAAAATTACAGACGAAGGCTATTCATTATTTGAGATAGTTATGTTACACGAAAATAAAGTATATTTATTTGATGTTTTAAATCAGGTAAAAAAAGAATTTCTATTTGATAAAACAGAGGACGCTTTAATGGAAATAATCAGAGTATATCAAAATAAAAATTAAATAATATGAGGCAAGAAAATAGCGCATTCATTAGTTTCGGTAAAGCAAATAGCGGTTTAATCTTTGATGATTCCGAGAATCAGGTTTATCCAATTAGATACTATAATGTAATCAATGGTTCTGGAGTTACTTTAAATCCTGAAAATTCTTATTATGGGTTTGTCTATAATGGTAATGTAACAATAAACAGAAAGTGGCTTTCATCCTTAGAATTAAATAAAGATATGTATTTTTGTTTATCAGGCGAATTCACTTTTGCGGCACATAGTTTAGGCAGTTGTATTTTAATTGAGGTATTAGATAAATCATATTACAAAGAAAGTAATTTCAAAGCATATGCAACTTTTGGCGGTCCTATTGAAGATAAAGGAAGATTAAAATACATTGACGGATGCACAGATAGTTTATTAATCAGTCCTGTAAAGAAAGGGCAGCCTTGTTTAAATCATTTGCACTTCCCTGATAATATTAATCAAACACAACATACTCACCCAACACACAGGATCGGCATTGTAGCTTCTGGATATGGCGAATGTATTACGCCGTTTGGTAACCTACCATTATCCCCTGAAATGATATTTGTAATTAAATCTTGGGATGGAGTATATTATGATAAAGGATTAGACGGAGAAATGTACCCGATAGGACAACACGCTTTCCAAACATTTACAGAGCCTATGAATGTTATTGCATTCCATCCTGATAGCGATTTCGGTCCTGAAGATGAATTTCATCCAATGATTAATAGAACTATTGTAGGCGGTATTTCAGCTAATAAAATTAAAGATATAATGACAAAGTAATGAGCAAAATTAGAAAAAAGAATTATCAGGAAGACAATGTATTGCAGGCTGCTATGAATAGAATGAGATACTTGTATGATAGTTTTGATAATGTTGAAGTTAGCTTTTCCGGCGGTAAGGATAGCACGGTTATCTTAAACATTGCTCTAATAGTTGCAAAAGAAAAAAATAAATTACCATTAGTTGTAAATTTTTATGACGAGGAAGCAATACACCCCCCTACTATTGAATATGTAGAAAGAGTAAGAAACAATCCTGATATAAAACTAAATTGGTATTGTTTAGAATTTCAACACAGAAACGCAGCTTCAAACGAAGAACCTTATTGGTTCACTTGGGATAAAAATAAAAAAGATTTATGGGTTCGAGATATGCCTGAATGCGCAATTACAGAACATAGCAAGTTTTACAAAGGGTTATCATTTCAAGAGTTTACTTCTCTAAGAGCAGAAAAGTCTAAGGGTACAACTGTTGACGTAACAGGCGTAAGAACACAGGAAAGTCTAAGGAGATTTCAGGCAGTAGCTAAAAAGGTAAACGACAATTATATTTCAAGGTACGGGCATTTTTCTATTGCTCACCCAATATATGATTGGAGTAGTCAGGACGTTTGGAAATTAGTACACGAATGGAATATAGATTACAATAAAACTTACGACATTTTTAATCATACAAAATTAAGTAATAAGTTTTTAACGCAAAGAGTTTGTCCGCCATTTGGCGAAGAACCTTTAAGAGGTCTTTGGATCTATGCAGAGTGCTTCCCTGAATTATGGCATAAAATGCTTAATAGAGTAGAAGGCGTTGCGACCGCTTGGCGTTATGCAAATACAGAACTATATGGAGTTGGTGGGATTGAGAAACCTGAAGAACTATCTTGGAAAGAATATCTAAAATATATAGTAGATACATATTCAGGAAAAGAAAAAAATTATGTTATTGAAAATATAAATAGATATATTAGTTATCATAAGGAAAGATCAAAGGTATCAATTCACGATACAGAGGCTTCCACTTTGACAGGCATATCTTACAGATGGCTTTGTAAGATTGCGCATAAAGGAGATTTTAAAGGAAGACAAAAACCTGATAATGAAAGAACCGCAGCTATGAAAAATGAAAACATAACACAGGATGAAGCCGTAATTAAATACGGAACAGAGAAATATAAAAAAGAATATTTTAAAAAATGATTGATCAATACCCTTCCGTAACCAGAATACTTGCTGCGACTAAACCGCAAAAAGATATTGATGCTTTAGAAAGGTGGCGCAAAAGAATTGGATATGCAGAGGCGGAAAAAATTAGTAACGCAGCCTTGCAAAGGGGAAAGATGTATGATAATTTTGTAGAGGATTACACAAATGGAATAGACATTCCGCACCCGCAACTAAAAGAATATCTAAGCCAATTTGAAATAGTATCAAGAGAGCAAACAATATATAATAATGAATTTAGATATAAAGGCAGATATGATTGTATATTTGCTAAAAATGGAATATTAATACTTAATGACTTTAAAGGATCAGGCAGGAAAAAATCAAGGGAGTATTTAAAAGATTACCCTTTACAGATAGCTGCATACATAAAGGCAATAGAGGAGATTGGAGTAGTTATTAATTGGGGGATGATTTCGGTAATATTATCAGATCAGATACAGACATTTGTATTTGATCATTGTGAAATAGAAATGTACTTTACAGAATTTATTAAAAGACTAAAAAAATATAATGATGCAAAAAATGCCAATTTCTAATGTAGTATGGGTTGACAGAAAAGAATTATCCCCAAATTTATACAATCCTAATAAGGTAGCACCCCCAGAAATGGCTTTACTTAAACAGAGTATATTACAGGACGGATGGCTATTTCCTATCATAGTATTCGATAAGTCAATTAATATAGAAGGACTTACAGATAACAACGAGCTAAATAAGTACACTATTATAGACGGATTTCATAGATACACAATCAGCGGTGATAAAGAAATATATAAGATGACAGATGGAAAAGTGCCTTTAGTTATCCTTAATCCTGAAAACCCATTAGCTACAACAGTAAGAATGAACAGAGCAAAGGGAACGCACGCCGTATTAAAAATGGGGGATATTGTAAAGAATCAAATAGACAATGGAAAACCGATCAGCGAGATTATGCAAGAGTTCGGAATGGAGAAAGAGGAGGTAATTAGATTAGCAAATAGAATGGGAATTCACAAGACAGATATTATAATCGATACAGATTGGTCTAATTCTTGGATTCCACAATAACAGAACAATAACAGAATGAGTAAAGAACATTTAATACCATTTGTAAAAGGTCAATCAGGCAATCCAAGCGGACGCCCGCGTAAATATGTAAGCCTTCTTAAAGAGCAAGGTTACAAACTAAGCGAGATTAATGACACAATCCAAGTAATGATGTCAATGGATATAGACGAACTTAAATCTGTATATGATAATCCAAAGGCTACAATATTAGAAAAGACTATTGCTAATGCTATGAATAAGAGTTTAGCAAAAGGAAGCCTTTATAGTTTAGACACATTACTCACGCGCGTATATGGTAAGCCTAAAGAACAATATGATATTCAACAGGATACAAGAATTGAAGTTGTATTTGTAGAAGGTAAAACTATTCTATGAGAATTGAGTTACCCCGCCCACATATAAACCAAAAGAAGATTTTAGAATGCGACAGGCGTTTTATTGTTGTAATGTGCGGAAGGCGTTTTGGTAAGTCAGAGCTTTCGCAAGTGATGTCAATAAGTGAAGCAATCAAGGGCGGGCAGGTTGCATACATAACGCCAACCTATAAATTGGCAAAGGCATTTTTTGAAAGGCTTACGGCTGCAATCCCATTTAAAAATAATATAAGTAACTTAAAGATCTATTGCCCTAATAATGGATCAATAGAATTTTTTACAGGCGAACGATTAGATAATTTAAGAGGGCGCAAGTTTCATTTAGTAATTATAGACGAGGCGGCATTTATACCGGAGTTAGAATCCGGTTGGAATAATAGCATTCGCCCAACGCTTACAGATTATCAAGGCAAGGCGGTTTTCTTATCTACGCCCAGAGGCAAAAACTTCTTTTACTCTATGTTTATGAAAGAAGGTGAAAATGATTGGCGTAGTTTTAAATTTACTACCTATGACAATCCATATATTAATCACAGGGAAATAGAGGATGCTAAAATACAATTACCAAAGGTAGTATTTGAGCAGGAATATCTTGCAAATCCCGCCGAGAATAGTGCCAATCCATTTGGTAATACATTTATACGGAACTGCATTAAACCAATATCAGGTCAGCCAATTGTATGTTACGGGATTGACCTTGCTAAGTCAGTTGACTTCACCGTTATCGTAGGGCTTGATAAAGGCGGCAACGTGGCGTATTTTGACCGCTTCCAGATGGATTGGCATAATACAAAGGAAACTATTAAAAGGCTGCCTATTGCGCCTATATTAGCAGATAGCACAGGCGTTGGCGATCCTATCCTTGAGGACTTGATCAGGGACGGCGTAAATATACAGGGCTTAAAGTTCACAAATCAGTCTAAACAGCAACTTATGGAAGGCTTAGCACAGGCAATACAACAGACTAAGATAGGATACCCTGACGGGGTAATAGTGGACGAATTAGACATATTTGAGTATCAATTCACGGCTAATGGCGTTCGGTACTCCGCGCCTTCAGGCTTCCACGACGACTGCGTAATGGCTCTGGCGTTAGCATGGCAAAATTTAGATCTAAAGAAGGGATCAGGGCGGTACGCTTTCGCATAAAACCCCCTATTTACCGCTTATCCTTCATATTTACCGCTTATCACAAAGTACCCTTTTATGTGTAAAATATGGGGGAAAGGTGTATATTTGTTGTATAACAAAACAAAAACTTAAAATTATGGGAACAAGAAGCACGTACAGAATTATTGAGCAGTACAAACAAGAAAACTCAATAACAAGCAATGAGATCGTATTAATCTATTGCCAATATGATGGCTACCCTGAAGGGCATCCATTAGAAACGGCAGAATGGTTATCTAAAGGCTATGTAGTTAATGGCTTAGGTCTTAAAGATGACACATTAGTATTTAATGGCGCGGGATGTTTAGCAGCCCAATTAATCGCCAAGATGAAAGACGGCGCGGGCAATGTATATGTATATGGCTTGCATAGTAGAAGTAAATGCTCTGAAGATTATTTATATGATATTATAATTAAATCAGACAGAACGATTGAATATGTGGCTTATCATAACGACCATTGCCAAACAGAATTTTTCAGAGGTACTCCTAAAGAATTTACTGAAAGTTTTGTAACTTTAAAAGAGGCATAAATAACCCCCGCAGGGGTGCGCCTGCTTAACGCACAATTTTAAACATACAACTATGAACAGATTAAAAACCTTACAGGAAAAAAGACAAGAGCAATACAAAGCGGAAAGCCTATCCGGAAAATGGTTCTGGTATATTATGGGCGGTGCTTTATTATTAACGGCTTTAATAGAAAATTTATAACTATGCCTTATTCAACTTGCTGCGGCGCACATACTAATTTTGAGGAGATCGGAATTTGTCCTGAATGCTTAGACCATTGCGATTGGGAAGACGAGGACGAAGAAGACGTTGAGGCTGATAAAGAAGCCGACAACCAAATTGCTCAAACTAAAATAGATAAATATGAAAAGTAATTATGAGTTAAAGCAATCCCTTCTGGACAAATTAGAAATAGAAGGGCTTATTGAAAAGATACAAAGATTGGAAAAAACTATTGCTGAAAATGAGTTTGAATTAGCAAATATTCGTAAATTAGTAACCAAGCATTCAAACGATACCGAACTTGGAATGCTATTCAGAATAAAATATAGACTATGAACTATTGGCTAATACAGGCTATTGTTAATGAAATCAAAAGTAAAAAAATATGATTACTAACTTTGAGGAAATTACAAAAGAGATGACAGAGGACGAAAAGAAACTTGTGCCTTTGATTATCAAGGGGTTAAGTACAAAGACTAAAGTAAATCCTATTAAGGCTGCGGATATTGTAAACGCAATAAACGAAAACAAAAATAGGTATGGCATCAAGTTATTTAGCGAACCCAGATTAAGAAAAATAATTAACTTTATTA